TTCTTACAGAACCAAACCAAATTGTAGAGTTGCTTGATCGTATCAAGCATCACCCGACTCATAGAACCACTCCAGTCAAGAATAAAGATCAACCCATGATTCTTTCCATCAGGAATCACAGAGACCTTTTTGAATAGATCTTCATTGTACTTGTAAGTGTGGAGTTTGGTGCAGTCCAGAACACCAGTGCGCGCAGTAGTGGCACGGGCATAGGAGTCTGCTGCCTTACGGCACTCAAACTCTTTGACCAGATAGTTTACTTCTTTCTGTGCAGAACGTTTGAACTTAACAAACTCTTCATCAGCAACTTTGAAGATTGGATGCTCAGTGGTTTTAAGTTGATGATTGAACCACTTATCAATCTCAGCATGAACATCATTATTGTTAGCAATCACACGATTCAGATCAACTTGAGGAATCTCAACATATACGTTTTCATATCCATTAGTATCTACAAGATCTTGCAGATTCTCTTCAAGGGAATCAGCAGTTTGAACCTCAGGTTCGCCAACAACTTCAGGAACACCAGAAGAAGATTGTGGAGTAGATTCCTGCTGCTCAGAGTCACCAGAACCTTCAGCAGTTGTCTCCTGCTTCTCCTCCACCAGTTCATTGGCAGGTTGATTAGATTCTCCACCCATTTCAGGGGGAGGAGTAACGTCGGACACTTTCTCATCCTGCTTTTTCTTACAAAACTTATACAGTTCCTCAGCAGCAATAAGAACATCAGCAAAGGTTTCTGCAGATTGAATTAGATCAATGATCTCTTGTTCATCTTCAGTAAACTCAAGGTTTATAAAATTACCGATCTTAAAGTATAGATTTGCACGATCAGCAAGATTAAAATTAGCAACAGACTCATCAGATATAGAGAAAAAGTCTTCGTCATTTAACTCCTTGTATCCATTAAAGAATGTCTTAGCAAGTCCCATGTACTTGCGTTTCATCAGTTTCTCAATCCGTGCATCTTCGACAACATTCACGAATTGAGGAGGGACAGCAACCTTCTCCAACCAGTTCTCATCAGGAGTGAAGAGAGCATGACCAACCTCATGACCCACCAGCAGGTCATATACAGTATTGCTTGCTTTCTCCCACATCGGAAGAGTCAGAACACGGGTATGAACATTGAAGCAAGCAGTTTGCACTTGCTTGTGCTCCACAATCAAGTCCTCAGTGGCAAGCAGTTTAGCAAGTTGAGATTTGATTTCGTGTTTGACTGCCATAGGTTTGTCTCAGATGAACCTATAATACGACAAAACCTCCCGTTTCTGGGAGGTCATGTGCCGCTTCTTAAACTGACGTAATGCTTCACGTCTTGCTCGCATTGCTTGTGGTTTAAGTTTTCGTTTTTGCTCCTTCTTGGAGTGGTGTTGCCAGTTCGGGGTAGAGTTTGCCAATGTCCTGACGATAGAGTTGCTTAATATTATCTATTAGAGCAGGTGTCTTGTCAAGTTTATTTCCCTCATCCGAAGATTTTGGATATTCAATATTGTCATTAAAGTTCAATTTAACTCCAACAATGTCACTTAACCATTCAACAAAAGATTGATTTATTTTATTCTCAAATTTCCATATGCGAGTTTGATCTGTAAGAAAATCAACTTGTGGTCTATACCAATTCCATGCCTCATCAAAAGGAAGGTTTCGAATCATGGAAGCAAACATTATTGGATCCTCCATCACAGATTGTATATCATTTCCATATGCTCTCTTAAGATATACCGATCCAGAAATAAATCGATTGATAGGATTTCTCACAATAGAAAAGTGAGGAATGTCAGAAACGTTCAAATATTTTTGATAGTGTTCTCGATGATAGTGTGCTATCTCAAATCCATTTACTACAGACATTACACCAAGACCAGTATCAAGGTACTTTTCTTCCCACTCAAAACCATTCTCCAAAAGATTTGCTTCTACAAATCTTCCTGCCGTTCTGGGAATGTGTGCAAAGAAAACTCTTTTACCACTGTCTCTATGAACAAAAGTTGGCATCAAACCATCCTACTGAATCCTTTCACTTTCTCAAATCGAATCACATCTGCAAATTTATCATGCAGAGATTCTTTGTGAGAAATGACAAAGATGTTTGCGTCTTTGACAACATATCGGATGATTTTTAGAAACTCTTCTGTTCCAAAACCATCAAGAGAACTATCAAACACCTCATCCATGATGAGTAGATTAGTATTGACAGAATTCTTCATTCTGGCAACTTCACGCCAAGTGAAGAGGAGTGCCAGATCGATTCTCATCTTTTCTCCCTCACTGAAAGAGGAATAAGAAAAGTTTTCATGAATGGGGGACTGGACGGTTTCGTTAAACTCTTCATCAAGAGTAAAGTTGATATAGAAGTCCATCAGTTGTAAATACCGATTGACTTGTTGATTGATCAGAGGAAGATACTTCTTGATAATTTTAGTTTTCACTCCACCGTCTTTAAGCAAACTATACGAAAAATCGTAGTAGTTGATGGTGTCCTTGTTTTGTGCGAGTTCGTCGTATGTAGTTTTTAAATTTTCTTTAAAGGTTGCTAACTTGTCATGCTCAGTATTTCTATTTGCAAGTTGCTCGGTAATTCTTTGAATTTCCGATTCCAAATCCCTGACCTGTCTTTGACATCCAGAGATCTTAGTATTGTTTTTAGAAATGCCATGCGTTAAAGAAGTAATCTCCTTTGATAAATTTGTAAATTGACGCTCTCGTTCTTCTTCCTCTTTAATTGCCTCCTCCAGTTCTTTATAACCAGATTGCAACTCCTTTGCTTTAATTTGAGCGTCACTAATCCTATTTATTCTGAAGGACTCCTCAATAGACTGATCACAGGTAGGGCAGACCGTATTCTCTGTGAAAAACTTGTGCTCTTTTGTAATAGTAGATACTTTATTAGAAATCTTTCCTTTTAAGTTGCCAAGTTTACGAAGTTTTTCTGTGGCACCAGTATACTTTTCAAGAGTTTCTTGCAACCCAGAAAGTTCTTGATTCATATCTTGACAAGTATTCATCAAGTCATTTTCTTCATTAAGAAGATCTTTAATCTTCTCTTCTTTATCTTTAATATTATCTTTTCCACGTTGCTCCAACTCATCAATAAAGTTTTCTTGCATCGAAACCTTATCGATCAAGGACTCTTTCTTAAGTTCCAAAACCTTAATATTTTCCTTTACAACACGAATCTTTTCTTTAATCAAAGTGTTCATAGAAGAAAAGATTCTAATATCAAGAAGATCTTCAATCACTTCACGACGATTGGCAGCAGTTAGTTGCATAAATGGTACAAAAGTGCTGCTACCCAGAATTACAATCTGAGTAAAGGACTTATAGTTCATCTTGATCACATTTTGCTCCAACCACTTTTGTTGATCCAATGCGGCAGAAGATTGATCCAATGGATTGTCATCACGATGAATCTCAAAGATGTTTGGTTTTATTCCCCTAATAACTTTCCAGTTAGTGTTCCCAATAGAAAACTCTACTTCAACTCTACAGTCCTTTTCATTTACAGAGTTTAGAAGTTGAGGTTTGTTAATTTTACGAAAAGGTTTGCCAAACAAAGCAAAAGTAAGAGCATCAAGCAAAGTACTCTTGCCTGCACCATTTGTACCAATGATTAGATTGGTTGGATGTTTAGTAAAGTTAATCTCAGTATACTGATTACCCGTTGATAAAAAGTTTTTCCAACGAATCTTTTCAAATAAAATCATGTTCGGTTTCAGGAGGAATTACAAGATCATTTTTTGTAATGATAGAGTACTTGTAGTCATGCATTTCGCATGTCTTTATCATTATCTCATCATCTATTTCAATAACGTGCATTGTTGGACTTCCTTCGTCCTCTAACATCATAGCATACCTCATGGCATCGTCTTCTTCATCAAAGAGATAAAGAATCTGTTCTCCATCATCATCTGTTACAGAATACGCACCTTCGGTTTCTTTACCATAAATTGTTAGAATATACATCTTAAATTAATTCACATGCCTCTTGATAAGTTTGCCTCATAATATTCTGAACTTTAGACTTATCAAGTTTGATTTCTGCCTCCTGAATGTATCTATTTAAAATAGAAAGGGTATCTTCTGACTCAAATACTTCAAACTCTTCCGGGTCTTGAAGATCAAAGTTTTCAACAACTTTTAATTCAGCAGCAACATCTGTAATTTTGTCAATGAATTTCTCAAACTTCTTTGTGTCAGATTTTTTGCGAACAATAACCTTAACAATTTTGTTATTATATTCGGTAGCATCGAACAATTGGTACGATGTGTCCTCATAATAAACGTTATAGAACATTCTATAGGGGTTATTGACTGGAGTATGTTCTAAGGTTTCTGTATCGAAAATATGAAACCCACGAGTATCATTCGCATCATTCCAGAACATCTCATAAGGATTTCCTAAGTAGAAGACTGTTCCATCATCTGATCTTGTATGGTAATGACCTGAGAATACTTTCCCAAACTTCTGATATAGTTTGCTTTCCATACCATGTTCCATGACGACTCCTCTATGAGCTCTAAATCCTGAGAGCTCAAGGTGCCCCATCGCACACTTGCAAGTTGTACTTTTAATGAGTTTAACAGTTTCTTTTTCATTATCTTGATTGATCCAAGGAATAAACAATACACCAAGACCACCTAAAGTAACCTCTGTTGCTTCGGAGTAGACAGTTACGTTATCATATTCTCGAAGAAGAAGATCTACTGCATTAACATCATTTGTGTTTTTATAATATGCAGTATGGTTACCAACAATCGTGTGAACACGGATACCCATGTCCTTTAAACGATCATAATAGTTGTTCTTAGCCCATGCCAGTGCAGAAAAGTCAATACCCTTTCGACTATCGAAGGTATCTCCCATATCAATCACTACCGAAATGCCTTCCTTTTCTAAGGTAGGAAAAAAGACATCATTATAAAACTTTAGAAAATAGTCATGGAACAGTTTAGAGTTCTTACGGCAACCAAAGTGTTGGTCGGTAATGATTGCGACTTTCATTAATCAATAACGAAGTTTGGAATGCACTGCATCTTTAATACTATTGTAGTCGGAGTAGTTCGATCCGTCAAGGGTGTTGTTGTCGTCGAACACCTCACTGTAACCAGATCGTTCGATGATCTTGTTCTTGATCTCTAACTGACGTTTCTCTCTTTGGATCCTGCGGAGAAACGCATAATGAATGATCTGCGTAAAGTAAGCAAAAGGATTCTGGGATTTCTCAGGATTAAAATTATGAATGTACTGAACGCAATTTTCGATTCCATCAGAAATCATATCCTCCTTAAACATATAGTTCACAAAGTTAGGCTTGAAGGACAAGTGATTTGCGATCTTCAAGAAACACTCCCCAATATAACGGGGGATGGGAGGTTTGGGAAGTCCTTTTGCTGCTGCAATCTCTTTATCTTCACGATATTTGATAAGGGCTGCCAGAAACTCTTTATTGTTTACATAATGTTCCGACCTCTTTCTTTTTGTCATGGGTCTTATCATTAGTTTATCTCATAATATGTATGAATTATATCATCTTACGAAACAGTTGACAAGTTCTAAAAATCAAGTAGAATAACTCTGTCAGGGTTGATAGGAAAGCTTTAGGTACTCTTAAAGATCTTCTCTAAGATCTCTTTTGCGTCATTGATGTTAGCAATATATCCCATCTTTCTATTGAGTTTATAATGGTTAGTAGCATTTTTATTAGAAGATCTAACGTAATCTTGATACATCATAATCATTTCTACATCAGATGATTCAGATAAAGTAAGCACATCGTTCATATTTAAAATGAACATGTCATCTGTTGTTGTTTTTAACCATGGTTCTATTTTGTAACCAACCAATCCATTTTTACCTTTAAGTTCATTGATAACAATTGGATTAGATACTAACAACATTGTTCTATCATCTTCTTCAGAGGCTGCTACCTTTGCAAAGATTTCTTCTCCAGATTTTAATTTAACTGTTGCGTAAAAATCGTCTTCTATCATATCTTTAATTGGATAGTGATTATCTCATAGTTAAAATTTTCTTCATTATACGTTTTTATTCTTTCTATGAAATGATTAAGTGTGTAGTTTCTTCTGGACTTGGTTGAACAATCGTCAGAGATATCGTAAAGAGTGGCTTTTACTTTGTCTTTTCCTTTTCTAAGAACTCGTCCAATACTTTGAAGATTTCTGATTCTGGACTTACTTGGAGAGGCAAAGATGACATTATGGAGATTTTTAATATTGATACCTGTAGAAAAAGTTCCATAAGAGGCAACAATAATTGCGTTGTTTTCTCTCTCTGTAATCTCTCTGACTAATTCTCTTTCTTCAGCATCCACTCCACCATGTACGAAAAATACTTTACGATCATCACCTGTGTTACTATTTATTTGTTCGTAAAGTACTGCACCATGAGCCTCAACTCTTGCAAACAAAACAAGAGTATTGCCTTTTAAATCTAAAGTAAGATTACGAATGAATTTATTTCTCTGTTCGTGACTGATTAAATATTGTATCTCATCTTCATAAGTTTCAAACTTCTGGGGTGGGTGTTTAAGTACAAGACACTGAATGTCAAGTTGAGAGAGGTGTCCTTGTCTCATCAATTCATCAGTTCTTGTTACCTTATATGATGGACCAAACAATCCTTCAAGTACCCACTTATGAGTTTGAGTTCCATCTAAAGTTCCAGTAAAACCAAAACGATACTTGGCATGATGAAGTTTAGTCATGATTTGTATCAATGACTTAGACTTGAACAAATGCGCTTCATCACCTATAATAACACCATAGTCTTCAAAGAAAGACCGTTCAAGTTTATATACAGATTGCCAAGTAGTGATAGTTACTGGAGCATCATTACTCTTCTCCTTACCAGAATAAATCTTGTGACAGTATGACTCAGCGTCCCAACCATAATCAAGAAAATCCTTGTACATCTGCTCTACAAGGGATGTCGTTGGAACAACTAGAAGGATTTTTTCTCCTCGGTCTACATAATATCTCACAAGAGAATAAATCATCAAAGATTTGCCTGAAGCAGTGGGGCTTATCAGTAACTTTCTGTTATGTTTTAGAGCACCGTATACTCCCTCAACTTGGTATTTTCTGGGAGAATGAGAACAAATAGAATTCATATAATCCTTGACACCTTCATATGAGATGTTATCATTCTCTTCATATGGAGTTCCGTAAAACTTATTATTTTCAAACTGATACGTGTATCCGTATTGTGTGCAAAAGTTTACGATCTTATCTAAGAGACCAACATAGATCTGTTTAGATCTCATGTCAAATAAATGGATTTCTCCATTCCAATTTCTACCACGATACTGTGGCATAAATTTGGCGTTAGGAACCTCAAACTTAAAGTGATCTCTAAGTTCGTATTCAATATGAGGTTCAGTATTAATTTTTAAAAATACTTCGTTGGATTTAGAAATAACAAGATCTGTTGTTCTCAATGTAATCCATTCATCTACGGGTATTTATTTCGTATTTTCTATCCAATTTCTAATACTTGATAAATCCCACTGCCCATAATGTTGGGGAACATCACCACTCTCCATCATAGACCAAAGCATCTCTCTTGATCTATTTGTACATAAACTTACAAGACTATCAAATAAATTATCTTCAAACTTTAGTTTACTTGCATGATTCCAAAAAGGAGTATCATATTTAGACCCTGATTGGTATAACCATAATAAGTAGTTTTGAATCTTTAAAATGTAATCAGATATTTGTTCACACACTTGTCTCTTTGACATCTTTCCAGTCATATATTTTAAGTATCTTGCCGTTGAGAAAACATATGCTGGATTTGAATTTGCTTCCAAAGGTTCAAGAAACATTAATTTATTTCCGTTCAAGAATATCCTGTTATCGATCATAAAATCTTTGGATATGTAATTTGAAAAGAAAAGAGTATCTATTGAATCAATATCAAATATGTCTTTGAAATTTATCTTTGCTTGATCAACATCTGTTATTTCCTTATTAAAAAGATATCCATAAGAAACTGAATCTATATTTGGAATTCTAAAGCACCATCCATCTGGTGTTGCAACGCAGTCAGTCCATTGAAAATCTTCTTTTCCTTCAGACCTACCAAGAAGAACAGAATTTACTGGATTTAAAAGAGTTTTGTAGTTGTCAAAAGTTTTTGGTTTTCCTGAGCAATCAATAATATAATCAGAATCTATCTCGTCGTAATTTTTTATATTTTTTTCTATTACTTTAAACTTATTTGACTTTAAAATAAATTCTCTTAATTTATTGACATCGTAATGGGCTGCAGAATATCCCATGCCAAAGGGATGAAAGAATTTATTTTTCTTTTTTCCCCAGTTCTTATACATAATGCCATGCTTTTGCGTGGCATCAAAAGGATTATTGGTCCAGTCAATGTCAAAAACAATTGACATGATATCCATAATTCCAGGAACCGTTCCTTGCCCTACTTTCTCTGGTGGAAGGTTTGGATCATGAATTAGTTCTATATCCCAATCTGATCGATTTACAAAATAATAATGTGCTTGAACCGCAGATAAAAGACCTGCAGAACCTGCACCAATGATTGATAATTTTTTCATCCCAACCCTGAATTAAATCTTATAAACTCAATTGCATTCTTGATTTGATATGTACGATTTGTTATCTGTTTAAGAATGCTTTCAATGTAAACAAGCATTGTGTCATAATAATCAATCTTCAAACAAACTGTAGAAAGTTTTTCATCGGCATCAAGATACTTTTGCATAGTATCTTTGTCACGAATTTTTTTTGGAAATGGATTCTCTACATAAACATCGGGATCTGCTTTTCCACTAAAGTATTCATAGCGTTCGTGACGAATATTTTTTCTTTGTTGCTCTGCTTTCTTTCTCAAAAGAAAGATTGTGTTGTACATTTCAAAATACTTTGCATGAAGTGCGGGAATATTTGTTGATTCTGTATGGAGGTTATCCATATCAATCTTTGCATCTTTTTCCCACATTTCTTGAAGTTTGTCAAGATCAATCATAAAAGATTATTTTGCATATCAGTTATCGTGTATATAGTATACTTGAAACTTACATCTGCTGTAAAGTATTCAATGTCCGTATCAGTTGCATCGAAAGTAATGGTTGACAAAGAATATGGAAATACATCTTTGAACATAACCTGAAACTTTGGAATCAGATTGTTACTCAATATCTGTAACGTTGCATCTGAGTAAATATTTTCACCTGTTCTGGCAAATTGTCCTTGAATCTTCCCCTTATCATTAAGATCTTTTAATTGATCCAACTTTTCGGGGTATCCAAGACCTCTTATCCAGTTTTGGATTTCCATATAGTTAAAGAGATCTTCATCAACTAAAAATCTTAATGTTAAATCTCCAAAACTAATTTTATCTCCAGGAATGTCAAGATCCTTTAAATAACTTGTCTGCTGAGCAATACCCAAATCCAATGAGGGTATGTTTGCTTGATTGCAAAAGAAAGCTGCTGCAGGACTTCTTTTTAAAGCAAACTTAAATCCTGTTGGAGATAAGAAATTTCGATTGGTAATAGGTGTTCCTGGTCTATCAGCAGGTGCTTTTCTTGTTGCCATGATTATTCACTAACAACAGTTGCATTAGCAAAATGCTTAGGAGTGTAAGTTACTCCATTTTTAGTTACTGTTGTGTTTTTATCTGCATTTGCATCAGATTCAGTTGCATATACTTTTCTATTATCATAAGTTGCAGTCCACTTATTATCACCCAGATAATAGATGTCACCAACACCTGGATTGATTACACTTGCTGTCTTAATGTGAAAAGGCATTTTACTTATATCTCTACTTTCTTATTTAGATAAAAAAAGAGGGTCCCGAAGGACCCTCTGATTAACTCGTGTGAGTATAGATCACATGAGGTTCTTAACAGTAACTCTTCTGTAGTAGCGGTTGCTGTTAACACGAAGACGACCCAGACCAGCATCGGTGCCTTCTGCAAATGGGTTAGCAGTGATACCGTAACGGGTCTTAAAGCCAATCTTGGGCTGGAAGCTGTTCTCACCAACGGCACGAACCATCTGGAGAGGAACGTATGGGCAATAGAACAGACCTGCGTCATAAGGTGAAGAACCCTTATAACCAACAACGTAGTACTGGTTAGCAGCAACGTTTGCCGAATAAGGATCGATGTAGACACGATACTTACCTTGCAGGACACCTGCGAAGGTGTTACCAGTGTCATCAACGTTCAGGTTTGCGTTGAGTGCAGGGGTGTAGTCGAGAACACCAGCCATGGTCAGTGCAGAAGCAACGTCTGCAGAGCACATGATGATGTTGCCCTTTCCTCTACGAGTTCTTTGTGCGATTGCGTTAGCATCACGCTCGATTTGGAACAGGAGACCCTTGAACTTCTCAACAGACCAACGACCGTTGGAGTCGATGTCGAGGTCGAACTCACCTGCGGTAGCAACGTTGGTTGCAGCACCTTGCTCAGCAATCTTGTAGATGGTTCTGATGACTTCACGGTTGATCTCAGCAAGAATCTCTGTGGAGAGAATATTTGCGAGTTCAGCCTCAGCATTCAGACCATGGATTGCCTTAAGGTCCTGAGCCAGTTCCAGTGAGTATTCTGCTTTCAGAGCACGGCTCTTAGCAGTAACAGTGACCTTCTCGATCGAGAATGCCATCTGGTTGAAGGCATTGGTGCTGGTTCCGTCCAGTGCTTCAGCACTGTCGGTACGCATACCCTGACCGACGTTGTATCCAGTGGAGGATGCAGAACCAGTTGGGTTCAGAACGGAAGGATTGGTGCCTGTCTGTGAAGTAGTACCCAGACCAGCAGCAGCATCGGAGAATCCGTTTGCATCATCCAGACCAGCAGGTTGACCGGAGAATGCGGTGTCTGCTTCGTTGAAGAATGCTTCGGTTCCGCTCTGGTTGGTGTAGCGGGAACGCATTGCGAAGATGAGTCCAGTAGGACCACTCATTGGTTGAACACCTGCCAGGTCATATGCGACCAGGTTAGGCATTGAACGACGGATCAGTGAGATCAGTACGGGATCGAAACCTGCAACAGGACCTGCTGCAGCTGCACTACCACTGAAACCAGCGTTGCCAGTTCCGGAGGGGTCAGTGTTTACGTTTGGTTGCTCATAGAGCATTCCGCCATTTTCAAAGGAGGATTGCTCACGGAGGAATCTTTCTTGGTTTTCTAACAGGACAGCGGTTACTGCTCTCTTATGGGGATCTTTGATTGAATCAAGTCCCTCATGGTTGAGGAGAGGTGCCCACTTTTCCTGCAGATGCTCTGATTGGAACATTTGCGTTTACCTAATTTAAAGTTTGCGTTTGATTTAATGTTAAATTCAGTTGTTCTTGCTAAAAGAACCCAGAGTTCTCATGTATGCAGCCATCGAATCTGAGTAAGACTCAGAACCCGAATGGTCTACACCTTCTGAGAGGGTTTCTGTTTTAGCTGCTGAAGACTCTTTCTTGGAGGCAAAATATGACTCCTTGAGTGTTTCCAGCTTTTCACGATATTGCTCTTCACTTTCAAACTCAACACTTTCGGCAAGTGAAGCGAGCTTCTCTTTCTGAGTCTGTGCAAGACCTTCAGAGACCTGATCTAATACCCCATCAGCAACCGACTCTGCGAGACGCTTGTTAAGGGAGATGTTCTTCTCAATTTGCTCGTTGAGTTTTGTCTCCATATCATCAAGTTTTTCTACCATGCTTTCAAGTACATCATATTTTTCTTCAGGGATTGATACATAATGTTCTTCAAAAAGACCTCTCATTCCTTCGAGGAATGATTCGGTCATTTCGGTCTTAAGACCAGCTTCAACTGCGAGTGCATTCTCTTCGAACCACTCGTCAGCAACATACTCAAGATAAGAATCTACACGCTCTGCGAGTGACTCTTTTGCTGCTTCGATTTCTTCTGCAAGAGTAGCAGCATACTGCTCTTCCAGACCTTCTTTGATTTCAGCAACCTTAGCATTGATTGCTGCTTCAAAGATGGTTTTTGCTTTCTCTCTGAATTCTTCAGAGAGTTCTTCACCACCAAGAAGAGCATTGACATCTTCTTCGATGTCATACTCTTCGGTTTCTGCAACTACTTCATCAGTAGTTACTTCTTCTTCTTCGATGGTTTCTTCAACGGAGAGTTCTTCTTCTTCTTTCATGCCTTTCATTGGATCTGCTGCCTTAGCACCTTTGTTTACAACATCTCTAACTTGCTTGAGAGTTCCACCAGGTGTCTTCAGTTTTGCTGAATCATCGTCTGGTTTGTAGTTATCTGGAGTAGGACCACCAAGATCCTCAACACCTGCTAACTGGGTGCCAGGATCTGCCATTTTGGGCATAGAATCTCCAGCTTTTGCTCCAGCATTAACAGCGGTGCGGGATTGCTGTGTCTTTACTTCCATTTCTTGTAAATTTTTTCCACGAGACATTTGAACTCTCCGTTTTTTCCGTTATTTAAAACTATATTTATTTATAAAATTAAAGATTAGATAAGAAATCGTTGAATAAGTTCAACTTATGCTCATCAAGTTGTTTTTGAGTAACTAAAGTATTAATCTGCTTGTATGTTTTTGCAGCATATTTTTCACGAAGAATACCACCATCCCACACCCACTCTTTTCCTTCCATGATACCTTCAACGAAAGCATCTGGAGCAGAAGGATCAGCAACAATATCAGCAGCAGTTGCTAACATAAAATCATCACCGACGATGTTAACACCCTCACGGGTCATCTTTAATGAACCAATACCACGAGAGGAAACTCCAAGTTTTACACCTTCTTCAATTAGAGAAGATGCAATCTTACCCATTGGTGTATTAAGGATTTTTGCCTTACCAATGAAGTTAGAACCACTCTCTTTCAGGGATACAATTTTATGCGATACTCTATCGAGGTTGACGGTAGGACCATCAGGGTGACCAAGTTCACCAAGTGCTCTACCTGCAAGAACATGGTTCTCATTATAACGAGAAACCTCACGACGAAGAGTCTCCATAGGATACATACGACCATTACGGTTCTTGATGTTTCCTTGAAGGAAAACTCCCTCAATGTACATTGATTTCTTGCCGTTCTTTTGTTCGACAAGAAATTCTACTGATTCTATTTCTTCTCTGATTAGTTTCATCGTGAAAACAGGTCTTTATTTATTATTTATAGTTATGGACTTGTTATAGGATTATTGTTAATATCATGTCTTTGATATGAACCAACTCCAACTGGATTATTGTTTATATCATAACGTTGATATGTTGATGGTGTTCTGGTTCCGATTCCAGCAGCACTGTTATAAGTGTATGCAATATAATCAGTATTGAAATTTTCATAGGTCACAGTAGACCAACCAGTAGTTCCGCCAAGACCAGTAACAGTTGTAAATCCAGGCTGTGGTGAAACTGGATTATTATTTACATCGTGGCGAATGTAAACC